CATAGAAGCAATGAAACATTACGAAGCCGCATTGTTGGAGGCGTTCCCAAGAGGCGCAAGTGGCGATGTTTTTTATCATTGGAACAAGGCCCGCCAAGCCATAGAGCAGGCTGAGAAGCAGGAGCCTGTGGCGTGGGTGACCGACCTTGAGTTTGACAGCGAAACAGAGCTGATCCCCGCCAGACGCAAGGGCAAATTAGGGACTGATGGCATAGACATCCCGCTCTATGTCCACCCACAGCGTGAATGGGTTGGGCTGACGGATGAGGAAGTGCTTGAAATTTGCGATTCATATTACAACCGAGATAGCGAGTTGGTAAAAATGATTGAAGCCAAACTCAAGGAGAAAAATCATGTCAATTGAAGCAATGAAACAGGCGCTGGAGGCGTTGGAACAAGTCAAACCTCTGTACACCAAGCAACACGCAATCGCTGCTTTACGCCAAGCAATAGAACAGGTTGAGAAGCAGGAGCCTGTGGCGTGGATGCGTCAAGATGGTCAAAGGGTGACGATTGCCAGCGATAGACACAACTATCCTGATGGCGAAAATCGTTACTTAATTCCTCTCTACACCACCCCACAACCACAACTAAATGTAGCCACCAACGACATGAAGCAGGAATGTGTCGCAAAACCGCAAGAAAAACTACATGAATGGATTGATCTAACCAGAGATGAAATCTGGGAAGTCTACAAAAAGCACGACTCCCTGCAATACATGGCATTTGCAAGAGCCATTGAGCAATCCTTGAAAGAAAAGAACAGTCAATGATGTATCCAAAAACTGAATACATAAGAAGCCAAAAACTCTTGAAAGCTGTGGCAAGTTTAAGGTGTATGCACTGCGGAACCAGCGAAGGCGTCCAGGCAAGTCACTCAAACTGGGCAGAACATGGAAAAGGCAAAGCTCTCAAGGCATCGGACATTTACACGGCAGCTCTGTGTCTGAGATGTCACTTTGAAATAGACCAAGGCAGAGACTTAACAAAAAACCAAAGAAAAGAAATGTGGGTTAACGCACATAAAAAGACCGTGGAGACTCTTGTTTTAAATCGGGAATGGCCCTCTAGTATTCCTGTGCCAAAGGTGTAAAATCGACATGACTGGGACGCCCGAGTTCTCCTCTCACGCAGTTGCCTTCCCCAGTTGGGGGATGCGTCCCCCTTCTTTTTGAAAGGTTTATATGGCTGGCTTACTTGCTCCCGCAGAGGAGATCGTGATTGAAATCCAAGAGGCTGAGAAACCAGTCATCGAAGGATTGACCAAAGAATCCAACGAGAAAATCCGTGACACTCTGATGGAAACTCAGATGCTTGGTCCGGAGAATACTCAGGAAGCAAACACCGAGTTCTGGCGTGGTTTGGCGAATGTCTGGCGTATCTCTCCAGATCAAGCAAAACGCCGTTTGTGCGCGAACTGTGAATATTTTGATGATGCTCCTGAGACTTTGGAAGCGATGGAACTTGTCCCGCAAGACGAGTTCGACAAGGACGGTGGTGGTCGAGGTTATTGCCACAAGCTGGAGTTCATATGTCACTCCCTCCGAGTCTGTCGCCGTTGGGAAAAAGACATGAAGGAGATGGAAAATGAAGATGACTAAAGCTGGTGAGAAGAAAATGGGTAAAGTAATGTCAGAGTATGGCAAAGGTAAATTGCATTCTGGCAAAGGCGGTCCTGTTGTCAAAAGCCAAAAACAAGCGGTGGCTATTGGTTTGAGTTCTGCGCGTAAGGTTATGAAAAAGAAGTGATCCCTAAAAAACTGCACTTTGTTTGGATCGGAGACGAGTCCAAACGCCCTGATAAATGTATCGGGACATGGAGAGAATTGAACCCAGATTACGAGATAAAAATCTGGTGCAATGAAGAACTAAAACAACCTTGGTTCAATGCCAAGCATATGCAGTCGATGTTAGCCCACGAACTTTGTGGGGTTGCTGACATGATGAGATATGAAATCCTCTACAACGAGGGTGGAATCACGCTAGACGCTGATTCTGTCTGTCTCAGTCCATTAGAAGATTGGTTGCTCAAACCCGCAGCATTTGCCCATTGGGAACAGGAAATCATGCGTCCTGGGTTGATTAACGTATCTGTAATGGGATCGGAAAAAGGAAACCCGTTCTTTGGAGAGTGTATTAACCGCCTCCAAAAGAAAGTATCAGTGATTGACAAGCGAGCCTGGGAGACAACCGGACCTGCTCACATCACAGAGGTTTTCAGGGAAACGGGCTATGACTTAACTGTTTATCCGACACATTACTTTACAAAACATCACTTCTCAGGAAAGATTTACAAAGGCAATGGACACTGTTTCGCTACACAATTCTGGGGATCAACTCGTGGATATGACGGAATTGATTGAACTCAGAGATGGGTGGTGGTGGCCGAAGCACGATAAAGAGGCTTGGAAGTGGATTCCGAGGGAGATTCAAGCCCTGCCAGAACTGCTTAAATGGGTTCCAGAGCGCGGAACGATCATCCAGGCAGGTGCTAACTGTGGGGTCTGGATTAAAGCGTACTCAAGCCTTTTTAATAAAGTTTATACGTTCGAGCCAAACGACCTGAATTGGGAGTGTTTGGTAAGAAATATAAACGAGCCAAACGTCAGCATGACGAAAGCCGGACTGAGTGACAGGATGGGTTACTGTAAGTCGGTGGATGGAGAAGCTGAGAATTGGGGCGCAATGCAGATCGAGGAGTCTGAGTCTGGTATCCCGATGGTGACGATTGATTCACTTAACATTGACTGCGATCTCATCCAATTAGACGTTGAAGGATTCGAGGAAAACGCTTTGAAGGGTGCTTTTCAGACGATCCAGAGATGTAAACCTATCATCATCATCGAGCAAAAGGGACTTGGAAAAAACGGCATGACAGACGCTGAAATTGCTATAATGATCCAAGACTGGGGTTATTATTTCGCTGAAAGAGTGATCTCAGATAACGTCTTTATCCCGAGGTGAGCATGATAAAACGAGGCTCAGAGGAGTTTTCAGGGTACAACAAACCAAAGAAGACTCCGAATCACCCAACGAAAAGCCATGCTGTTTTAGCCAAGTCTGGTGACGAGGTTAAATTGATCCGTTTCGGACAGCAAGGTGTCAAGGGTAGCCCAGATGGGACGAAGCGTAACGAAGCGTTTAAGGCTCGTCATGCCGAGAATATTGCCAAGGGCAAGATGAGTGCGGCTTTCTGGGCAAATAAGGTCAAATGGTGAGTGATAGAATAAATTAACTTAACCACGCCAACGAGCCGTAAGGAATTGGTAAGAAATGAATAAAGTGCGGGAACAAAATTCTGGCTTTGAAGGTCAGAAGGGCAGAGGAAGACCCAAGGGAGTGCCTAATCGGTCCACCATTGAGTTTCGAGAGACGATTAGTGCTCTGCTATCCAACAACTCTGAAAACGTCCAGAAGTGGCTTACAGACGTTGCAAACGGAAACGAAGATCGCAAGCCTGATCCTTACAGGGCTTTGGACTTACTGGCTAAACTTGCAGAGTACGCAGCTCCTAAACTGTCGCGGACTGAGATGACCGGACCAGAGGGTGGAGCGATACAGATCAGCGGCATTTCAATCAATCTGAAACGTCCGAATGAATCTTGAACTAGACTTCCCTGAGAAGCTAGATTTCTTATTTGAGCCTCACCGATTCAAAATCCTTTACGGAGGAAGGGGATCGGGTAAGTCTTGGTCTGCTGCCAGGGCACTTATCGCCATTTCGCTTCAAAAGCCAACTCGTATCCTCTGTGCGCGTGAACTTCAGAACTCGATCTCTGATTCCGTTCTGGCTCTCCTAGCTGACCAGATCAAAGCGATGGGGCTTGAGTCTTTGTTCGACATTCAGAGAACAGCGATCTACGGGGCTAATGGTTCTGAGTTCTCTTTCGTTGGATTGAAGCATAACGTCACCTCGATTAAATCTTATGAGGGTGTAGACGTCTGTTGGTGTGAGGAAGCACAAGCAATCTCAAAGGTATCATGGGAAACTCTAATCCCCACTATCCGAAAGCCAGGAAGTGAAATCTGGGCAACATTCAACCCCGACCTGGACACTGATGAGACTTTTAAAAGGTTTGTACTTAGTCCTCCTCCAAACGCAGTTGTCAGGAAAGTTAACTGGTCGGACAATCCGTGGTTTCCGCAGGTTCTTAAAGAAGAACTAACCCACTTAAAAGAAAAAGACCCTGATGCCTATCTAAACGTCTGGGAAGGGCACACCAGACAGATGCTGGATGGGGCTGTCTACGCTCAAGAGTTAAGACAAGCCCAAGAGCAGAACAGAATCATTGACCTGATTATCGACAAGACCATTCCGGTTCAAACCTTTTGGGACTTGGGATGGGCTGACATGACGTCTATCTGGTTTGTTCAGGTGATCGCCGGAGGTGAGGTTCGAGTCATTGATTTCTACCAAAACTGCCAAAAACCGATTGACCACTACGCCCAGGTTCTTCAGGACAAAGGGTATATTTATAAAGACTGGTGGCTCCCTCACGATGCCGAGCATAAGAACATGACCGGAAAGAGTGTTAAGGACATTCTTGAGGGAATGGGTAAGCCTATCCGAATCACGCCTAAACTGTCTGTGGCTGACGGGATTAACGCCGCTCGGATGTTGCTTAACAGGGTATTCTTTGACGTTAACCGCTGTGCTGATGGTCTTCAGAACTTGAGACATTATCGGTATGACGTTGATCCGAATACCAAGATGTTCTCGAACAAACCTTTACACGACCAGCACTCACACGCTGCCGATGCTTTCCGCTACCTTGCGGTTGGACTTGATGAGAGTCCGAAGTGGGGTTCTTCTATTAACAAACCTCCGAAATGGATCGTCTGATGTATTTACTAAAACAAGGGGACATGGTTCCCTCCAAGCGTGTTGACGCACTCGAACAACGCATTGAAATGCTTGAAAATATGGTAAAGGCATTACAATCGGAACAAAAGCCCAAGATGGGCAGGCCACCGAAAGGCACAAATGAGCCAAGAACTGAAAGCGATCATTGAATCCGAGATTGACAATGCACTCGGATATTTAGAAACCGAAACAACGATCCAGCGTGAGGATGCTCTAAGGGCTTACCTCCGTCAGCCTTATGGAAATGAGGTTGAGGGCAAGAGCCAGATCGTTACCGGAGAGGTCGCTGAAGCTGTTGATGGTGCTTTACCCTCTCTTGTTCGCATTTTTACAGGCTCTGATGAGGTCGTAAGGTTTGACCCTCGCGGTCCTCAAGACGAACAAGCTGCCAAACAAGCTACTGATTACTGTAACTGGGTTCTTCAACGTGACAACGATGGAACCTTGATTCTTCACGACTGGTTTAAAGACGCACTGCTTCAAAAGGTCGGAGTGGTCAAAGCGTATTGGGACGAGTCTGAAGACATTACGCGAGAGAAGTATCAGAATCTGACCGAAGACGAATTGGCTATGCTGATGGCTGATGAGTCGATGGAGATTGTCGAACAAGACACGCAGACATTCCCTGTTGTTGGACCGGATGGACTTCAACCCATCGGACCGGATGGGATGCCTGCGACCTATTCAATTTACGCTGTTACTGTTCAAAAGAAATCAAAGACAGGCAAGGTTGTTGTCGAGAACATTCCTCCCGAGGAATTCTTGATCTCGAAACGCGCCAGGAACATTCAAGATTCTCCTTTTGTCGCACATCGCAGACTGATGACTCGCTCTGATTTAGTGGCGATGGGATTCTCCAAGAAGATTGTAGAGGGTCTGCCTGCTTCTGATTCTTTGACATACACACCGGAGCGACTGGCTCGATTTGACAACGGTGAGATTCCTGATGACATGGCATCCTTGGATACCTGGATGCAGACTGTCGAGGTTTTTGAGTGCTACATCCGCAAGGGAACGAAGCGAGGCATTGCCCAACTCAAGCAAGTTTTCTACTCAGGAAGCGAGATTCTGAGTGAAGAAGACAGCGACTATATCCCGTTCCATTCTCTGTGTCCGATTCCGATTCCGCACAAGTTCTTTGGTAACTCACTCGCTGATCGGACTGTTGATCTTCAGCTTATCAAGACAACGATCACCCGTCAGATGCTGGACAATATGTATCTGACCAATAACAACCGAGTGGTCGCAGTGGATGGTCAGGTCAACCTTGATGATCTCTTGACGTCAACCGCGGGTGGCGTGATTCGAGTCAAGTCTCCTGGTGCTGTCCAACAGTTGGCAGTCCAGAACATGGCTGCTGGCTCGTTTCCAATGCTTCAATATCTGGATCAAGTCCAACAGAAACGCACCGGAGTGACGGACGCCTCTCAAGGTCTTGACCCTTCAATCCTTCAAAACGTGACTGCCGCTGCGGTTGCCTCGATGCAACAATCTGCCGCAGGTAAGATTGAGATGATCGCTCGAATCTTCGCAGAAACGGGCGTTAAATCGCTTTTCAAGGGAATCTTGCATCTACTATGTAAGTACCAAGATAAACCCCGTGTGATCCGTTTAAGAGGAAACTATGTGGCGTTTGATCCTCGGGAATGGTCAAATCAGTACGACATTGACGTAAATGTTGGATTGGGCGCAGGGAATCGTCAGGAACAGATGGCGATGCTCTCAATGGTTCTTCAGAAACAAGAGCAGATGCTGGCGCAGTATGGTCTGAACAATCCTCTGGTGAGTTTGGGTCAGTACCGGAACACTCTGGGTCGGATGGTGGAAGCCGCAGGGTTTAAGGATTCTGCTGAGTTCTATAAGCCGATCACGCCTGAAGTTGAGCAACAGATTGCCCAACCGCAACAACCTCAACCTGATCCGGCTTTGCAAGCGATGATGGCTAAATCTCAAGCTGACATTCAAGTACAACAAACGAAGGCTCAAGCAGACATTCAGTTGGCAAGGGAGAAGGCGGCTGCTGAGTTGCAACTCCAACAACAGAAGTTCATGGCTGAAATGGAGATGAAGCGTCAAGAATTTGAGGCTGAAGCACAACTCAAGGCGATGAAAGTTGGCGCAGGCATTACCTCCAACATTGAAATTCCTGGGTGATTTATGGCTGAATGGTCAATAAAAACACAGCAGCAGTTAAATTATTCTCCTCAATGGGGATACTTTTACACGACCAATCCGTTTGAAAAAAGCAATGCAAACGGGATTTATGTTGTAAGTCCAGAGGGTAAGGAATACGTTTACGTTCCCAAACAATACGCTGAAAAAGGTATTGTCGTAAAAGAGAATTCCTATCCAATAACTGGTGTTCAAGGAACTCTGGAAAAACAGTACTACAACACTGCATTTCTGAATCCAGAAACCTACAAAAATGCGTTTACTTTTAAGCCAACTGAGGCGATCAAAAATAGTGATCTGTTTAAGCAGACTGGTTTTGATAAGATTGGTGACTCTGGCTTTTTGTTTCCAGCAGATTACTTCAACGCCAATCTTGCTAAATCAAATGGCTCTTACATAGTTGATGAAAAAAGTCCTGCCATTCAAGGATTTGGAAACTTAAATGAAGATGTTTTCAATGTAAATGCTAGAAATCCAATTTTTCAAGGTAAAACTTCAAAAGATTACTTTTATCTTGTTGATACAGACACCACCTCATCAAAAAATTCAACGACAATAAATCAATGGTTTATCCCTGATGGATTTACTGGTTTCCCAACAGCTATCAACCTGACCAGGACAGTAAAAAAAGGTGGGTTTTTCAGTGGTGGTTTATTAGGCGACATTGCTGGAGCCATTGGTGATGTTGTCGGTGGATTTGGTGACATATTCAAAGAATTAGGTCCGATTGGTGTGATTGTTGGAAACACAATCATTCCAGGATTGGGGACTGCTTTGGCTGTTGCTGCCGCGATTGACGAAGGCGCAGACCTTGAAGACATTGCAAAAAATATAGTAGTCGGAGAGATTGTTAACAAATTAGATGTTGGCGCTGATATTAAAGACTTGACTGACTCAACAGTTGCGGCTGATATTGTAGACAAGACATTACAAGGTCTTTTAACTGGAAATGATTTAGAAACATCGCTTACCAATGCCGCTGTGGATACTGGCATTAGCACTATCTCTGCTGATGTGGCCAATCAAACTCCGGATGACTTCCAGGCTGATGTTGAAGACGTTTTAGATTCTCCCGCAAGCATTCCGGTTTCCGACTATCTTGCAGACGTAAATAATATCCTTGATTTGCCCGTAACGCCAGAGCCTGTATCTGGTCAAGACTTGTCTGCGGATTTGCCTGGTAACACGCTTGAAGACATTACCAATGCTCTCTCAGGTGATTTGATTAGTGGACAAGATTTGGCAGCAGACGCCATTCCTGGCAATACGATTGCAGACACTGCTTTGCCTCCTCTTACTGAGCCTCAATTACCTCCGGCTCCTCCTGCTCCGACAGAGCCAGGACTCACCAAGGCTCAAGTTGAGACACTGATTAAAACCGCATTGGCTGCGACTGCTGCCGATCAGGTGATAAATCAACCGGAAACCAAGCCTCCAGGCTTTGACATTGTTCCCGTCCCGACAGACTGGAAGTCTCCGGTTTATGACCAGAGTTTTACTCCGGTTGATTTGGGTAGCATCTTCCAGAATCTGCAAGATACACAAATACAATGGAAGCCTCGTCCTAGTATCACTGGTGGTGCTTTCATGGGCAGTCCTGTTAACATCAGTGACATTGTTAACCAGATCATGGGGTCAGAATTGACGCCTCAAGCCATGCCAACAAATATCACAAACGCAGTAGGGGGTATCCTTGGATCGACCACAGCTCGCTAAGAATCTAATAAACGATGATTTCTTTAAAGAGGAAATGAATCGTTTGCGTCAAGCAGAGATTAACAATATCTTGAATTCTCAGGCTGACGAACAAGACAAAAGAGAGATTGCATACGTTAAGATAAATGCAATACAATCAGTATTAACACATTTTGAGTCGATTGCTAACACAAAGTTAATCGAACAAAAGAAATGGAAAATCCTCTAACGAGGCGGTGGCACACCGTTTGTGCTGACAATTTGGGATTGAAATGAGCGAAAACACGACTCCGCAAGGAAGTGTGCTGACGGTGGACGGAGCCGCAAACGCATTTCTTGGAATGATGGAATCAGCAGAGGAACCCACTGGGCAAACCGAAACTGAGGAAATCTCCGAGGAAGCCGGAGAGGCTGTCGAGGATGAGTTGGTAGAGCATGAAGAAGTTGAGACAGAGAAGCCTAGCACTTTTAAGGTCAAAGCGGCCGGAGAAGAACGCGAAGTAACTCTTGAACAGCTTATTGAGGGCTACCAACTTGGACAAGACTACACCAAGAAAACCCAAACGCTTTCCGAACAACGCAAAGAGGTGGAAGCCGAACGTGCGAAGATTGAGGAAGCAAATAAACTTCGAGATCAATACGCCCAACGTCTGCAAATGATGGAGCAATTTCTCCAGCAACAGACTAAGGGTGAAAATTTGGAAGCTCTTAAAGAAACCGACCCCATTGGTTATGCCGTAAAGGTTGCTGAACAACAGCAACGCAAGGAGCAGATGGCGGTTTTGAAAGCCGAACAGCAACGCATTGCCCAACAGCAACAAGCCGAGCAGTCCGAGCGTTTGAAATCTCACATTGCAGAGGAAGGCTCTAAACTAGCATCCTCGATTCCTGGTTACGCTGACCCGAAGCAAGGCGATCAAATTCGGCGAGACATTCGCGAATACGCCAAGTCGATTGGATGGACGGATCAAGAGTTAGCCAATATATATGATTCTCGCGCTGTGCTCAGTTTGTATCAGGGCATGAAGTACGCCTCATTGCAGAAGGCAAAACCGAACGTAACCAAGAAGGTTACCGAGGCTCCTAAAACAATGAAATCAGGTGTGTCTCAAAGCCGTGATGTGGATTCTGAGCAGCGTAAAAAAGCTATGGCGCAGTTGAAACGTACAGGAAATGTGCGTGATGCTGCAAACGCATTTGAACGCTTTTTGTAAGGAACAAAAATGGCTACCTATCAAACCTATACCGCTATTGGTCAGCGTGAAGACCTGTCGGATGTTATCTATAACATCTCCCCCACCGACACTCCGGTTATGTCCTCCGTTGGCAAAGCCAAAGCGACTGCCGTTTACCATGAGTGGCAAACTGACTCGCTGGCTGCTGCCACGACCAACAACGCCGCTGTGGAAGGTGATGACGCCACTGATGCAACGATGAGTCCCACGACTCGCCTGGGCAACTATACCCAGATCGTTCAGAAGACCGTCAAAATCTCCGGAACTTTGGACGCCGTGGACAAAGCTGGTCGCAAGTCTGAAAAGGCTTACCAACTGGCTAAAGCCTCTGCCGAGATCAAGCGCGACATTGAAACCATCATTAACGCCAACCAAGGCCGTTCTGCTGGTAACTCGTCTACCGCTCGCAAGTTGGGTTCTCTGCTGTCTTGGATCACCACCAACTCCTCTGTTGGTACTTCTGGTGCTGACCCCACGACCATCGGTGTTTCGACCCGTACTGATGGCACTGCCCGTAGCTTTACCGAAACCATCCTGAAGGATGTTATTCAGCAGGTTTACTCCGCTGGTGGCAACCCCAAGATTTTGATGGTTGGCGCATATCAGAAACAAGCCGTTTCTGCTTTCGCTGGTATCGCTGCACAGCGTTACATGGCTCCTGGCAATGAGCCGACCACCATCATCGGCGCTGCTGATGTGTACATGAGCGACTTCGGTACGGTTTCTGTCGTGCCTAACCGCTTCATGCGTACCCGTGACGCTCTGGTGTTGGACCCTGAGTACGCTGCTCTGGCTTATCTGCGTCCGTTCGCCACGAACGAACTGGCTAAGACTGGCGACAGCGAGAAGACTCAGATTCTGGCTGAGTTGACCTTGGAAGTCCGTAACGAGGCTGCCCACGGTATCGCTGCTGATTTGGCTGTTGCCTAATCTAAATGGGGGGCTAATCACCCCCCTTTTTTTATGAAATTAGTCGCAGATAACGCTGGTAAACAAACACTCTTTCACTCGATTGACGGAAGTGACGTTTTAGAAGTCAGACAAGACGTTTCACAGATCATCGAGCAGAACAAAGCCCAATACAACGCCATTGACGAACGAGCGAAATGGGGCGAACTGACAAAAATTGCTTCTCTCCCTATGGTAGTCATTGATGACCTTAACAAAAAGGGCATAATGCGAGGGTTTGCGGTTATGGACCAACGAGGCTTTAAGGCTTTCTTGAATGATCCAGATAACCGTTTCTTCAGAACCCGACCAGGAGAAGTATGAATATTGCAATCTGTGTTCCCTGCCGTGATACCGTCATGGCTGGCTTTGCTTTTGACTTAGCCAAACTCTGTGCCTTTGATGGTGTCACACGATGCTCTAAAGGCGGTTCCCTACGGATTTATCAAATGCCTGGGACACTGATATTCAACCAACGACAAAAACTTGCTGAGACTGCTTTAGCTGACGGTGCTGATGCGATTCTCTGGATTGATTCGGACATGAGATTTCCGAAGGATTCACTCCAGATCATGTTAAGCCGTGAAGTCCCGATTGTTGGGGTGAACGCAACGACTCGAAGAAAGCCTGTTGAACCGACAGCACTTGATGCTGATGAGAAGACGAATCAACTTGTAAAGGTTTTCTCGAAGGGTAAAGAGGGACTAGAGCAGATTGTTGGCGTTGGATTTGGAATGGTGTTAACCAGAAAAGAGGCTTTCAATTTACCCAAGCCTTGGTTTTGGTTTGAGACAACGGCAAAAGGTGGTTTAGTTGGTGAAGACATTTATTTTTGCGCGAAGGCGTGGGATAATGGGATACCAACATACGTTGACCATGAATTGTCGATGCACATCCGGCACATAGGAACGTATGAGTATGGATGGGATGATCTATGATTTCAACATATTCAGATTTGAAAACAGCGATTGCTAATTACTTGGCAAGGACTGACCTCACAGATCAAATTCCCGACTTCATTCGTTTTGCAGAGATTCGCCTGCGCCGTGAGTTGCGAATCCGTCAGATGTTGAAGACTGTGACCACCTCCACGACTGGAGGGGATTCGACTGTTGAGTTGCCGACAGACTTCCTTGAGGTGCGGGATTTTGTTGTTGACACGAATCCGATTCAACCTTTGACCTACTCCAGTCCTTCTACGTTCTCTCGGAACTCACGCCGCACAGAGAGTGGCAAGCCGATTGATTACACCATCATGGCTCTGGAGTTTGAACTCGCACCGACTCCTGACAGCAATTACACACTTGAACTACTGTATTACGCTGCTCCGACTTATCTGAGTGACTCCAATACGAGCAATGTTTTCATGGCAAACGCGCCTGACGCTTTGCTGTACGCTGCTCTTTTGGAGGCAGAGCCTTACATCATGAACGATGCAAGGATTCAGACTTGGGGGTCTATGTACAACCGAGCAATCGAAACGCTGAATATCTCCGACCAACAGGGTCAGTATTCTGGCGTCCCTCTCGCAATGAAAGTTTCACTGAGGTAAATCATGGCTGAAATGTCCAACTATCTCGAAAATGCGCTGATTAACGCAACTCTGAGAAATACATCCTATACAAGCCCGTCAACGGTTTATGTCGCACTTTATACGAGTGACCCGACTGATGCGGATACTGGAACTGAAGTTTCTGGTACTTCTTACGCTCGTCAATCGGTGACGTTTGGTTCTCCTTCCAATGGAGTCACGACCAACTCTGCCGCTGTTGAGTTCCCGCAAGCTGGTGGCTCTTGGGGGACTGTGACGCACATTGGAATCCGTGATGCTTCTACATCTGGAAACCTGCTGTATCACACTGCCTTGGATGCTTCTAAGGCGATTGCAACTGGTGATGTGTTTCGCATCGCTTCTGGCTCACTAAGCGTAACACTCGCGTGAGATGGCTGACCTTCTCCCACCGTGGACACTTGACTCTCTTGATAACTTAAAAGCGAGTCTTGATGACCTGACGCTTTCGTTAGACAGTGCTCTTTACGAAACGTCTGTCACGCTGTGGGATGCTTACGGATCGGTCAATGCGACTGCATCCGTAAGTTCTGGTTCTAGTGTTATCTTCGCTGGAGCAGGGTCTATATCCTGTTCGGCATCGGTTTCATGTGCTGCTCAGATTGTTAAAGACGCATCTGCAAGCATCACTTGTCAAGCCACCGTAACCGCAAATGCAACCAGGGTTCTTTCTGGTTCTGCCTCAATTACGGCTCAAGCTGATGTAAGCGCATCGGCTCAGATCGTCAAAGACGCTGCTGCCGCAATATCCTGTTCTGCATCCTTTACTGGAAATGGTGGGTTGCTTCTCGCAGGGGATGCTTCGATTACCGCAAGCGCAACGGTTACTGCCCAGGCAATCCGAGTCAGGCAAGCAGTCGCAGATATTTCTACCTCTGCAAGCGTTTCTTGTGAGGCAATAAGGGTAAGAGACGCATCGGCAGAAATAAACGCTCTGGCGACCATTCAAGCCAATGCAACGGTTATATGGAGTGGTGTTGGGTCTGTGGTTTGTCTGTCTACCGTGGTTTGCGATGGCAAACGGATGGGGGATAATTGGTCAGACGTTCCAGAGAGCGATGACACATGGGTTACTGCATCAGTATCTGATAACGACTGGACTGCAATATCTGTGAGCGTAAACACATGGACGCCTAACGGAACTGGGTCGAATACATGGACAAGCCAAGCTCAAAACAGCAATGTTTGGCTTTTGCAGGGGTAAATGATGGCAACACAACGAATCCAACTGACTGAATGGCTACCTGACCAGCCTGGTATCTCTGGGGCTTTAACAGACGCTAAGAATGTCGTTTCTCAAGCGATTGGTTATGGTCCTTTTCCTTCTGCCACGACTTTCTCTCAAAACGCTGCTGAGAATCTGGTCGCTTTGTATGGCGCTCGTCAACCAGACGGAGACACGAAGCTCTTTGTTGCTGGAACGACCAAACTCTACACTTGCTCTGGTGTTGGTGTGATGACGGATGTTTCCAACTTCACTGGGACATATTCTCAGTCTGGAACGACAACGCTGACCGTTACCTCTACCGGACACAAACTGAAAACCGGAGATTCTGTCTACTTGGATTTCACAAGTGGAACCGCTACGGACGGGACTTTCTCCGTCACTTATGTGGATGCAAACACTTTTACAGTAACGACCACTTCAGCGACAACGTCAGGAAACGTCACGATCAAGGTTTCTGCAACTGACTACACCACGCCAGATGGTTCGCGGTTTCGCTTTACCCAATTTGGTTTGTCGATCATCGCAACGAACAACTCTCAGCGTCTTCAGCGATGGACACTTGGGAGTTCTACAAAGTTTCATAATCTGTCTGATTCCGCACCGATTGCAAAGTTCATTACGGTTGTCCGTGACTTTGTGGTGGTTGCGAATACGAAGGAAAGTGGAGAACAGAAACAGTATCGAGTTCGCTGGAGTGCTCTGAATGACGAGAATGACTGGGTTGAGAACGTAAACACTCAGTCAGACTACCAGGACATTCCTGACGGTGGACAGATTGTGGGCATCCGAGGAGGTGAGTTTGGTCTAATCCTTTTGGAGAGGGCTATTCACCGTATGAGTTATGTCGGTACTCCGTTTATCTTCCAATTCGACAACATCTCACGGAATAAGGGATGTATCGCCTCTGGGTCTATCGCTCAGTATCAGGGGATTACGTTCTTCTTGTCGGATGATGGTTTCTATATGTGCGATGGCCAACAAGTCACGCCTATTGGTGCTGAGAAGATTGATCGGTTTTTCTTTAATGACGCATCTGAGTTTGATTTCGGCTCAATGTCTGCTGCCGTTGATCCAATTCGCAAGTTGGTGATTTGGAACTATAAAGGGATTGATGGCAATCGGCATTTGATTATCTATAACTTTGCCACGAAGAAATGGACATATGCTGATGGTGGAACTGATTTCTTGTCTGAGGCGTCTACTTCTTCTGTGACTTTGGAAGAACTGGATACTCTGAGTGGTTCTATTGATGCCTTGAAGATTTCGCTTGATTCTGTGATGTTTATGGGTGGTAAATACTTCCTTGGTGGGACTAAAGGGGTTAATGTTTATACCTTCACAGGATCGAATCTGATTGGTCGGATTGCCACTGGAGACTTGGGTGGTCAGGGTCGCTCTGTGATGACTTTGGTTCGTCCTCAAGTGGATAACGGATCGGCTGATGTGGCTGTGTCTTCTCGGACTCTTTTGAGTGAGCAGGTATTGTTTGGAGACGCTGTTTCTGCAAGTTCTGAGAATCGCATTTCTCTGAGAAGTTCAGGAAACTACCATCGAGTCCAATTAAACCCTACGGGTGACAACTGGAAAAACGCATCAGCGATTGATGTGGACATTGTCCCGCAGGGAGTTCGATAATGGCTTTTCGGACACTTCCAGTCTTTGGTGCTGACCTTAGAGGTATCTCTGAGGTTGTCCGAGGCATCATGGATGGAAAGACGAACAACACCGGACGGATAACTCTGGCTACGGGAAACGCCACGACAACAACGATTGATGACTATCGTATTGGCGCGGATAGCGTGATTATTCTCGTGCCGGACTCTGCTGCGGCTTATGCGGATTCAGCTCCTTACGGTGCTTTCCAGGACTCCACCAACCAGATTGCGGCAAACACGACAACTGCCTACCCAATGACGTTTAACACGACTGATTACTCAAATGGAGTATCGGTGGTGAGTAATTCTCGACTGACTGTTAAGAGTTATGGTATTTATAACCTTCAGTTTAGTGCTCAACTGGTAAACACAGACTCCTCAATTCACGACATGGATATTTGGTTCAGGAAAAACGGAACCAATGTACCTGCGTCTAATAGTCGGTATTCTGTCCCCAATTCCCACGGTGGAGTGGATGGGCACACGATTGCTGCTCTGAATTACTATATTGAACTTAACGCCAATGATTATGTAGAGATCATGTGGGCAACGGATAACACGGCTGTGAGTATTCAACAGTTGGCGACTAGAACAAGCCCAGACACTCCGTCAACCCCGTCTGTGATTGCAACAATGCAGTATGTGGCTCCGGCTGCGTCAACGAATGTATATGTAACCGCAAAGGGTAAGGGTACTGCTACCTTAACACATTATGCAAACAACACAGCAGATAAAACCTATGCTTACATCATTGTTGGCTAGTATAATTGGCTCCGTGGATGACCCGTCACGGAGTCCTTTCTGAAAGGAAAAGAAATGGCTACCGAAACCGCAACATCTACACAAACTACCGCGATTGATCCTGCGATCCAACCTTACTTGGGTTTTGGTCTTCAGGAAGCTCGCCGTTTATACGAATCAGGCGGTCCGAAGTATTACGAAGGTCAGACTTATGTCGGTCCTTCTCAAGCGACTCAGACTGCACTGCAACAACTTCAGCAACGCGCTGCCGCTGGTAGTCCTCTTGTTTCTGCTGCTCAACAACAAACCTTGGGGACTGTCCAGGGTGATTATCTTGGTGGAAATCCTTTCTTTCAGGGTGCGTTTCAACCTGCTGCACAAGCGGCTCGTCAGACGTTTGAGAGTGCTCTAGGGGATATTGGTTCTAAAGCCTCTCTAGCGGGTCGGTATGGCTCTGGTGCGATGGGTAATATGCAACAACAGGCCGCAGGTCAATTTGCTCAGAAACTGACGGATACTGCTGGACAACTCGCCTATCAGAACTACGCGCAGGAACGTGCCCGACAGCAAGCGGCTACGGCAATGGCTCCTGAGATGGCTCAAGCTGATTATGCTGACATTCAAAGGATGTTGGCTGCTGGTCAACTTGGTGAGGGTTATCAAGGTCAAGCTCTCCAGGCTGACATAAATCGTTTCAACTATGGTCAGCAACTTCCCCAACAACAGCTAAACCAATATCTGAATCAGGTATATGGTTTCCCTGCTGGTCGCACGACAACGACTCAGACTCCGTACTACACGAATCCTCTGGCGACAGGTATTGGTACAGGTTTGCTCGGTGTGAATCTGTTGACTCAAGCAAACAAGTTGACAAATGGTGGCGTAAGTAACGCAATTCAGTCTGGCTGGAATTGGCTTACTAATCCTGGTTTTAATACTAGCGGTTTGCAAAATGCTGCTGGCGTTAATTTCCTGACTGGTGACAATTACGGTTAAGGACTAACATGGCACTACTAGACATTTTTGGCGACACGCCTTCTTATTACGGTGGTCTTTTAGGCGAGGAAGACCTCCAACGCGCTAAAGACTATGCTCAACAGCAAGCCTTGCAAAACTCAGCAATGGCACTGCTTCAGGCTGGCGCACCGAGCCGCACTCCTGGTGGTGGTGCATTGGCTATCGCGCAGGGTCTTCAAATGGGTCAAAATGCCTATAAAGACGCCATGAATGAGGCTTTGAAAGGTAAACTGACTCAATTCCAGATTCAGGACATGATGCAAAAACGTGCTGAAGAACAAGCAGCGCGTCAGCAACAAGCCCAAGCACAGCGAATCTTGCAGTCTGCCTATCGTCCTGAACAGGGCATGATTGGTCAAACGCCTTCTGAGGTTTTGCGCGATGAGGAAGGCAATCTTATGCCTGGTGCTAACGTGCGTCCGGCAGGGTTGGATTTGCAAGCAGCACTGCCTGCTCTGAGGGCTTTGGGTCCGGCAGGAACTAAAACTCTGACTGAGCAACTTGGCATTGAGAAGACTCTGTTAGATTTGGCTAAGTCTCAGCGTCCTGAAGGATTTACTTTGGGAGAGGGTCAGGTTCGATATGAGGTCAATCCTCAAGGTCAACTGGTTCAAGTTGCAACTGGTTCTCCGAAACAAGAACAAGTCGCTGGTGACGTTCGTGAAGCCATGCAGGTTCTTGGGATTATGAAGCCTGTTACTGATTT